TTCTTAAGACTTGTGAGATAACTTGTAAGATCCTGTTCAACTCCACCATTTAAAACAACTACTTTACCTTCTTGATTTTTTTGTAACTTATTTTGTAATAAAGATAAAGTCTGTTCTGCATTTATAGCTCCAAGATTACTTATAGCTGCAAGTGCAGTAGTTTTTGTAGAAGCAACTTCATTTGAAGTTTTCATATCTTCTAACTGTTGAGATAAATTTGTTATCTTTTGTTCTTTTTCTTGATTTGTTTTATTAGCTTCTTCCCAAAGAGTTTTCCATTGTCCTTGATCTTCTAAATTTTTTACTCTTTTTTCATCTGCCTTTTTATACATCTCATCGACTTTAGCTTTTAATTCAGAAAAACCTTTTTCAGCTTTTAGTCTCGCCTCTTTTTCTGTTTGTCTTTGAGTTTCAGATTCTTCAAATTTAGCTTGGTAATCTACAGCAGGAATTGATGTTGGTTGAACATTATTATCACCAACAGCCACAGACTGTTCAGAATTAGCCACAGACTCATTCTGGATAACTGTTTCTTCAATCATAATTAATCTTCAATAATAGAGGTTTTAGTAGCTGGCTTTTTCTTAGGAGTCTTTTTCTTCGACTCTGTTTTAGTTTCAGCTTGAGAAACAATAGCAGTAGAACCAGAACCATTACCCATCCTTTCAGATAAGTTAGGCTCTACAAGTTCCCATTTATAAGTTCCGTCAGGCTGTAGAACTTTATCTAAGGATTTCGCCATAATTAAGTATGTACTTGTCTATCAGTTTACCAAACTATTCTGATTTGGCCTCATTAGCACTTGGAAGGACTTCACCCTGCACTAAAATATCTCGAAACTCTTCTCTATCAATAACTTGTTGGTCGAACAAGGAAGTTAATGCTGTAATATCCTGACCTATTAATCTTTCAATATCAAAATCTCTACTAATCTTTACTTCTGGTGGTTCGATACCAACATATTCAGCAGATAAATTAAATGCTTTTTGAAGTTTTTGTTCTAGTTCCATAGAAACCATAGCAAGCATAGAATTAGTATCTACTCGGTCTAATCTTCTAGCATCAGCAGATTCCGCTACAAATTTCTGTTGTGACAAAGTACTGATGCCTAAAGTTGCCATCTGCATCTGTAATTCTCTGATCTCAGCAGATTGAGCATCAAAAGCACTAGAAGCTGGTTCTACATAATAAATTTTATTTCCAGGTTGTGTTGCCATTGCATAATTAACAGATATAGCAAGATCTTTTGTCTGATCGTCATAACCTTCCATTACAAGCATTGGTTGAGATGCAACGTGCAAACTATGAATCAGATCAGCTTGTCTTTGAAAATGTGCAAGATTAAGATATGCAATATCAAGTAAAGGTGGTTTACTTACTAAATTCTCTGTTTTACCAGAATAAATAGTGACTAAAGGTATTTCACCAAGAGAAAAACTACCAGATTCAGCTAATTTATAATCTTCACCTGTAGTTCCAGTATCAAACTCTCCAGCATAAGAACCATCATCAATGTCATACATTGAATCAACTTGATCTGTTTTACGAAAAACTCTATACCTGCCAGGTTCTATAACTCTTACCTGATCGAATACCTTTTCACCAAAGTCACCATCTGGTAATACTGCCTTTTCACCTAGTCTTACCTGTATCAAATTACCATAATTAGATTCTCTATCTAATCTCCAGCCATACAGATTATTAGGATCTACTTCTATCCAATATGGCCTACGATTCTGTTGACGTTCTTCTGCAAGACTAACCGCACCAGAGGGAGCAGGATAATCAACAAGGATATGACTTTGACCATAAGTTAATGAACACATTAATATTCTTCTTGCATATTCATCTAAATCTGACTTGCAACCATCAACATCCATCTTAAACATTTCAGTCCAATAAGGATCTCCTGTTAAAGCTATTGGTTTACGAAGAACTAGACCTGTCGCTGCTCTTATTAGTCTTTGCGTAAAAGGACTAAATACTGCTCTGTTTACCCTTGCCATGTAAGCAGTAAAATCTTCTCTTGGTTCTAATGGCAAAAACGCTTCGCTATTTTCTCTTAGATATTCTGTGCCTTCAGTAACAGCTTTCATTATTTCCCAACCCTTCATCATATCTAAAACAGCCCTTGTTTTAGTAAAAGGACTATCTATACCACCTATAGATGTAGATGTCTGTATTTTTGTTCTAATGTCACCAGGAATTGAATAAGTCATTGATTAACACCTCCATCTTTTAAGAGCTAAGTTTATTCTGCTATTCGGATCATTTTTCTTTTTAGTATTTTTCATTTTTCTTTTCATCCCTTCCATTCTTTCACAAAAACTCTTTCTTCTTCTTTTCTCTGATTCTGTCAATCCACTCTTTTTAGTTACTGGTGCTTTTAAATTACTACCTGTTGCTGCATTATATTTCCTGCGTCCTTTAGCAGTCAGTCCACCTTTCCTAGACTTTTCACCTCTTCCTAAAGTTAAACTGACTCCTTTTTTTCGTGGCATTATCTTCCTACCTTTGCCTTCGCTTTTTTATGAGCTTCTGTAAATGAATCTCCTGCTCTCATACGTCTTTTCATAAACTCCATGTGCTTATCG